TGAATTTAACAATACGGTTGGTCCTAAATCAATTTCAAAACAAGAATTAATCAAAGAATTTAACAAGGTCCTTTGATGGAATCTTTCCGGTTGGATAATCAACGATTAAATCGACCCCCTTTACAAACTTAATTTTTATTTCGGGAAAATTTACGTTACTGACAATAATATATATTAATTGTTTTGCTTTTTCTTCAAAAATTTCTTTATTGAACTTTCTCCCTTCACCAATCATATTTGATGGCATAAAATTGCACCCTCCTTTTTTCGTAAATGTTTTTTGGTCGTATTTAATATTTTCATCATTTATGTCTGTATGATCATATTTTTTACAACCTGTTATATGAATTAATGGATAGTTAATTGCTAACCAAGGTTCTATAAAATGTGAAAATGCTCTGCCGTCTTTAAATATATCTATAATTCCGGATTGTGGCACATTATCAAAACTAAAATTTTCTATTATATGAGTATAAGTTGTGTTATGTTTTATATTATTTTCTCCCATAGCTAATTCCGATTCGGTCGCGCGTGTATCAGTTTCTTCTGTCATCTTGTAGTAGTGTAATATCTATATGTGGTATATTTTCATTTCAATTTTTTAATAAACGAATGGTTATTAGAAAATTTAATATTATATGGGATCTAACACTCAAAATTTTCCTTCGAGTAACCGATAACAGCGCACGCGATTCTTTTGCCGGCATTTCCGGTCTTTAAGCTTTCGGCATTCTCTCCCTTTCCACAGTCATCTTCGTCGGCATGGATGATTAACCCTCTGCCAATAATATTACACTTAGTGCCACGAAGTTTGATAACATTATCATAAAATGTGTATTTTGCGTCACCTTTATTATTTGTTTTTATATTACCTAAATCGCCAACGTGTCTCTCTTTCATTCCAGGGCACCCGTGGGTTTCTCCATAAGGATTAAAGTGAGCACACATACTAGTACATTTATCAGTTAAATCTCCAGCTTCGTGAACATGAAAACCATGTAAAGAATTAGGATTTAATCCAGTAATATTTAAATCTATTTTTACCCTATTATTAGTTAAATCTTCACTAAGTTTAACAGTTCCCTTAATACCGTCATTAAATACAGCAATAGCATAGACAGGTTTATTTGTCATTATGTTATATACATAACATATAATTAAAACACAAATTACAACTAATAAAGATATGTAAAAATATGTTATTGGCTTCATTATGTATTATATTTTGAAATTAAATTACAATAATCGGCGTTTCACTTCGTAGTAAATATAAAAAGGCGTAAATGCTTATAACGGGGGCTTTATTCGGCGCGCGAGGCATTTTTATTTGAGGCATTTTTATTTCGTAATATTATAAAATTGATTTAAAGAAATGCCTTGTATATATTATATAAATGACACAAATGCCGGCATCTTTACAAGATAAAATAAATACGTTCTACAAAAAAAGAAATGAAATATTTATAAAACCTCTTGAGAAAATTATAAATGTAATGTTAGATCGGTGTAGATATATTAATGGAGAAAGTTTAGAAAGACATAATTGGGGGGATAATCCAATAAAGTTAAAAAATATCCCAAAAAATATTGATTCGTCTTCTTTTGAAGAGGACTTATTAAACGCACTTAACTTAGAAGATAATGAAAAATCCATAGTAGAATTATTATGGGGTGATATACAACTTGGGAAAAGAGTTCAAGCTTGTATAATAATGTGGATTTCGGTTCATATTCTAAAAAGGCCTGTTTTATACGTTTTTAGGAATTTAACAATAGACCAAAAACAATTACAAGATGATATAGTAGGCACGGAAAACTATAATTTTAATATCCAATTTATTAAAACTTTGTTTGAAGAATTTAATCACGAACTTCAAGAATATTTTGAGGAAACAAATATTGAATATTGGAAGGATTACAAACTTCCAGAATTAAAGGATATAAATAGTAATGATATTATCACTAAATTAAACAATAAGGAGGCAATAAACTCAAATGACATATTCTGCTGTTTAATGAACTATACTCAATTAGCAAAAATAAATACAAAATTCAGTGAATATATTTATCATAACGACGAACTGGTTAATATAACTGTATTAGTTGATGAAAGTGATTTAATGTCTCCTACTTCGTCAAATGATAGAACTAATGACAATGACAAAAAAGATTCTACAGCGTGCGAAATATTACTTGCGCAAATATATAAAAAGGTAAAATATGCGTTGCATATTACAGGGACAGCACATTCTATATTATATAACATTACGACGAGATTGAGCGACCAGACTGACATACAAATTAAAATATCAAAGGTCCATAAAATGAAAAGGGCGAGTGATTATTATGGATTATTTAATGATTCTATAACTTTTAACACAACACATGCGGAACCTTGGTGGAATTACCAAGACGCAGAAAATCATACAAAAAAAACAAGTTATGATATTGTTGAAGATTATAATATTAACATTAAAAACATCATACAAAAGATACGCGAAAGACCGACATATAAGTATAATTCATTATTAATTAGCGAAGAAAAAACTAGGATTAATCAATTTGGTTTAGTAGATAAAATAATTAAGGATTTTCCTGATATGTTTATTGTAATATATCATGGAAATTGTTTAAGATTATATTTATCAAAAAAATACGAACAAGAAATTAAAAATTGGTCTCAATGGGACAGAAACCAATCCTCAACCAGTTACAGGTTATGGCAAACAGGAGGAGTGCATGGTTCATCTATAGATACTGAAAAATCTGAAAAGCTACCTAATAATTATTGTTATTTCAATATTAATACAAAAATTTTAAATATAAAATTTGTATATAAATTATTAAGAATTTTATTTGGAAAAAGTGATATACCTATTGTGTATAAAACCATTATAACAATAACAGGTAAATATGGAGAAAGAGGGTATTCCTTTACAAGCGACGATTATGATTATTATTCACTACATTTAACAGACCAGTATTTTGTGTCTCATGCATCATTCAATTGCACTGATATTTCACAACGACTAAGATTACAAGGAAAATATAATGACTCGGAACTTAAAAATGGAAGTATGAAACTTACTCTATGGACTACTCCTGAATTACAAGATATAATACAAAACTTTTACGTGAAATTCATAAAAGAAATAGAAAAATATATTATGGCATGCGAGAATTGGGAAGAAATCAAAGATCTATTAGAAGGCATAATAGACAATGGTGAATTTAAGTTTGGCAAATACATGAAATATATTGATGTCTCAAAAAAACGAAAAAATTTTAAGACCATTAAACATTTTGATAAAAAAAATAAGGGTTATAGATTAATTGTTGCGGAAAAAATGGAAGAGCACGAAATTGCGGAATGGTGCAAGGAAACTAACCTACCTAATTATTTGTGTGTAAATGAAATAAAAGAAATGAATATTGACGACTTTATTAATAAATACAAAATAAAACAATTTCATTCTACAAATTATGAAAAAAAAGAAGGAATAATTGAAGAATATAAAGATAGTTATTATAATTTACAATTTGAAGTGAAACATATTGATACGTCGTTTGGTAAAAAATTGGCTAACTATATACAAGAGCGCCACATTTCGTCATATATATCTGCTGTAAACGTAAGAACACAAGAAGTATGTAAAAAACCTATCAGAATATTAGATTATATAAACAATAAAACACATATCTTTCATTTTGATATAGAAAAATATACTTTGCAGAAATCAGGCACGAATATAAAAAAAACTCCATATTTTGTTGAAGGCGACAAAGTCAAATATTCTGTTCTAAAAGAAGAATACAATGGGAAAAATACTCACGGATACATAAATGCGGATGTTGATGATTTTATAGAAGATGTCGAAGGATTACCAGATAAGTATTATTGGAAAACTCCTGATGGTTGGTTATATTTGTATGATAAAGCTAAACCAGAAATATATTCGTTAGATATAGTAGCTCCTTCGCCTATTACACCTGTTACACAAACAAATATTTCATCTGACACATTAATTAATAATGATTTATTGTTATTTACTAATTTGTGTTGTAAAAAAACGAACAAACCAAATTTAAGGTTTGGTCTAAAGGACATATACGAAATATACGATACATGGAGCAAGATAAATGGTAAAAAACGCTTGAAAACGCAAAAAAAATTCAAGGAAGAGTTTGAAAAATTCAATTACAAAGAAGAAAAAAGTAAAGGAGTTGATATAAATAATAATCCAGGTAAAAGAGGTTATAACATTATGGTTTCATTATAATTTACTTAAACGCATTTTACTAATATTAATAATATGAAAGATTACATTATTAATTCGTTTATTTTACAAGACAAAAACACCCTAATTGATATACACAATTATATAAAGGCTCATTATAACAATTCAGTTGAAATAAATGATGTACAAACAGAAATTACGTCTTTAATGAAAACAAAAATTCTTTTTTTTCATAACAACAATTATGAATTGTCAAAAGAAGGGAATGTCATTTTAAACGACCATAAGTATTATTATTCAAGAATTATTATTAGATTTTATAAAAAATACAATAAAAATCATAGAAAATATGAGTTGAGAGAAATTAGAAAGGAACAAAAACAGTTAAGAAATTATTTAACTTTAAATAAGCAACATATGTGTATAATTTGTGATAAGAAATTGCCATTGTGTTTATTAGAAACAGCTCATCTAAAACCAAGATGCATATTAAATACTAGTGAAATTAATGATACAAATGTTGTTGAATTTATGTGTAGATATTGTCATAATTTATACGATAACGGGTTTTTATCAGTTCATAATGGGTTATTACAAGTGTCGTCATTTATAAATAATTACGATTTACAATATAATAAAAATAAACAAATATTTTTTTACAATTTACAAAACGAAAAATATTTTGGTTTTCATTATAAAAATATCTATAAAATGGGTGTTTGAAATAATAACACTTGATAAAACCGAGCAAGCAACACGTTTTTCTTGGAAAGTCATTTACACATTTTAAGCACTGATTTTATGCGTTACGAGAGAAAATATTAATGATCTCAGGGCTCTTCGCTTTATTGGCCTTCCTTGTTTTACGAACACACTTGAAATTAGCGTTTCTAACTTGTCCAGATTTGCAGGTCTTAACACACCGTTTAGTAGTCGGGTTTAATTCCTTACCGGCAGGGCAAACCTTGTTAGTAATAATTTTTTCCTTAACACACTTGAAACTAGCGTTTCTAACTTGTCCAGATTTGCAGGTCTTAACACACCGTTTAGTAGTCGGGTTAATTTCCTTACCAGCAGGACAACCCTTTTCACTAATTAATTTGGCCTTAACACACCTAAAGCTTGGGTTTCTAACTTTCCCTTGTGCGCATACCTTGACACAGCGTTTCGTAAGCGGATTAAACTCTTTTCCAGCAGGACAATCGCGAACAATTTCTATATTTTCCGTAACAGCTAGAGGGACAACAGCAGTACTATTGTCGATTGCCTCAGCGACCTTCATTTCGGTCGACACCCCATTCGCAATTAAATGGTTCTCAATATGCTTGTTATGTTTTTCAAGCAGCCCGCTATTCGTCAAAAGGTCTTCATATTGTGCTAATAATTGTTCAGGTGTGGAACGTAGAAATACGTTCCGGTTAAGCATGTACACCGTAAAGAGATTGCCTAATTTTTTAAAAAAGTCTGGAGACAATAAATGCTTAGACCGTTGTAGAACAAACATAAGCGCAATTCCAAGACCATACGTATCAACACTGTCAATAGATTTATCAATAAATCGGTCGTAGGCTTCGTCCGTCGGTTCAAACGCAATAACATTGCTAAAAGCTTTTTTAGCAGCTATTTTGACCGCTTCTTCCGTTTTTGCGTTAGCGTAGTTAGGTGGGAGGCAGCTGG